GCCGTCGATGCGAAAGACGGCACCTACGTAATCGCAAACGGCGAAGACGTTTGGACTCTTGTAGTCTTAGCGGGCGCAGTTGTTAGCGCAACGATGGAAGCACCAGCGGAAGCTGAGGCAGTAGCCACAGAATTGGAAGCAGACACCCAAGCAGCTTTAACGGCTATCGTTGAGGAGGTTGTTGCTTTGAAAGCTAATTATCAAACGTAGTTGCTGAGTTAAAAGACTTGAAAGCTTCATTGAAGCATGAAGTTGAGCCAGCAGTCGTAACACCAACGGCAAACAAAAAAGTACCACAATTTAAAATGATCGGGTAATGGCTACATTGAACGAAGTATGTATCCCTAAAGGGAAAGTGGTAAACGGTATTCCCGATTTATCCAGTATCGAATTAGCTTTGGCTTTGGATTCGGTAAAATATAACACGACACTACAGGCAGACGTAGACAGCGTATTTTTAGCCCCAGAGGTTATCGCCGATGCAGTGGCTATGGTTGGTTGCGTTATCGACCAATCTTGTGATTTACCAGAGGTGTTAATCGCCGAAGAGTATAATTTCAACGCTGGTTGTAATTTATGTTTGAATGAATTGACTTCAAACGAGAAAAAAGTATTTGGTATGAGTACAGCTAACCCTGAGCCTACCGCTTCCTTATCTTCTCGTTACGAAAGCCGTTTCATTCAAAACATTTTGAACTCGACAAGAAAAATCAACTGGTTAGGGAATAAAGCTTATATCGCTGCGAATTTAGCGAATGCAGCCTTATTGCCAAACTACGTAAAAGCAGATGGTATTTGGACTAAATTAGTCGCTCTTACTCCAGACGCTCCACACTACGCAGGAGACATCGCAGCCAAAAATGCTTTGCTGACTAAAACAGCTCAAACGACTTGGACAGGGCAGGAAGTTCTTGACGTAATTGATGCTATGCGCGCTTTACAGTCAGACACTATGAAGTTAGTTGTTGACACTGAAAAATATGTTTGGTTAACAGTTGAGATGTACGATGCCCTTATCTACGCAATGAAAAGCGAAAGTTTCTCTTTGTGTTGTGTTGGAGCTTTAGCTTCTCAAGTAAGCGGAGGTAAAGAGATTGTTACGATTATGTACGGAGATTTGACTTTAATCAAATACGACGAGTTCTCGGCAGCTATTCGTGATTTGGCTTTAGTTGGTGACGCTTGGAACTTACCAAACAGAGCGATTCTTGCTTTAGGTTTACCAATTGTAAACTACATCGAGAGTGGTTCTTTCAAAGAGGACTTTACAGCGACTACAGGAGCTTACCAAGCGTCTTACGGTCTTACGACTGCGATAGTTGAGCCTTACCCTGGTGACTTCTACGTAGTAGGCTATTAATCTTTAAAACAAAAGCTAAATGGCAAATTGTTATAAACCCGCTGATATATCCAAAGGATGTGACGCAGCAGATTTACAAGCCCTCTCCGGGGGGCTTTTAGTAGACTTAGCGGCTTTTTTGCCTACTAAGCACGTTACTAAGAAATTCACCCTTGCTAACATTGGCGTAATCGATCCAGATACAGGGCTTTATCCCGTTGTTGGTTCAGACTACTACCCTTTGAAAGTAGAGTGGGAGAAAAACGCAGTAAAACCAAACTACGAGGTTATCTCAAGCGAAGTTAAAAAAGATACTTATGCGCAAATTGCTACGGGTATTATTATTAACGACTCTGAGAGCGACGCAGGGAAAGAAACCGCTATGGCCCTTTCTACTCGTAAATGGGTTTTTATCTACAAAGCTACAGGGGTTGCAGACGCAGACGACGCTTACCACGTTTTAGGTTACAAAAACGGCTTACAGTTCGTTGTTGAGCCTACGAGCGATGACTTAGGCGGACGTGTAAGCGGATCACTAAGAAGTCTTACAGGTGGTGGAGAGGCTAACCCTAATGGGGTTAATTTCTTACTTGCTGGCGGTCTTGCTGCAACGGATACGTTGTTTAATAACCGCTTTGAAGTGGTTGTAATACCATAGTCTTATGACTAAAGAAAATTATAATTCCTTGCCCTTAGAGGCAAGGAATTTTATTCAGAAACACGCAGGCTGCCTCTCTTGCGGAAATGCAGAGGCTAAATTAACAAAGGGCTACGCTCTTTACCTAACTTCAAAAAAGATGAACACATACACTATATTTGGCGGAGGAGTTAACTACTCACAGAATGGGCAGACGGGCGTTTTAAGAGCCGTTAATGATGCAGATACACCTTTCGAAATTAGAGAGAAAATAAGCATCGCAAAAGCTATTCACGCTACAAGCCCGCATTTGTTTATGGTTTTCAACGTTGAAGCTATGGACGCTTTGCTTGAGAGCCTACCAACTGACGAGGTTGTGACTCTTGAGTTCAACGTAGCGACAGCTTCTTACGAAGAGCTAAAAGACTTCGTAAAAGATAACGGCATCGAAGTAAAAGGCAACGCCTCAAAAAAAGAACTTATTAAAGCTATCGAGGCTTTAGCAGACACCGACGGTAACGAATTGCTATAAATCAAATAAAACAAACTTATGTTTGCAAGTGTTTTTAAAATCGTAACAGGTCGGAAAAAGAAAAAAGCCGTCGATACTAAGGGCTTTGTCCAGTTAGACGGTTCTTTTTTTCAAAGACTAGACGAGGCTTATATCAACAGCCCGACAGCTACGATGTGCCTTTTAAAGTTCCACGAGTATTGCGTACCTATCGGTTTACTTGACAAGTACCAAGCTCTTTGGAAGAAAATCGAAAACGATTATATCCGATATGGTTATTTCGTTTTAAACGTGCAATACGATGTTGATGCAAACGTTACAGGTGTAGTTTATAAAAACCCAAAGGACTTCCAACCTAAAGAGACTGACGACAACGACAACGTAGCTACTTTTAAAAACATTAAATCCGGGAAAGAGTACCCAGCCTTTAATAGCGATAAAACAATAGTTAAATCGCAATTTAAGAAAGAAGGCTTTAAAAAGTACACAGGGCAAATATATATGTACAACGATAGTTCAATGCCTTACCGCATAACTCCTTTGTACTCGGTGCTAAAGTGGATGGAAATAGAAAACGATGCAGCTACTTACGTTTCTAAAGCAAGCGATAACGCAATGTACGGGAACAATATTTTTGTAGTAAAAGCTAGTAGTTCAGACCTATCGGATATGAGCCCCGAAGCTATAAAAGAGCGTGCAATTTTAAGCGATATTAAAGAAGCTCTTACCGAAGCTAAAGGCGTGGAGAACACAGCTCAAAACTTATTACTTGAGTGGAAAGGAGACACTGAGGACGTTTCGAAATTAATTTCTAAGGTCTCAATCTCAAACGATGTTAACGTAGACTTGCTTAATTCAGTTGACGACAAAGCAGAAAGCAAAATTTGTGTGGCTTGTTACAACTTCCCTAAGATCCTTTTATTCGAAGGTGAAGGCATTTTTGGCGACAGCGGAACCGCAATACAAACCGCACAAGCTCTTTGGTCTGAAAGCTGCCAAAAAGAGGCGAATAATATCCTTGACGCTTTTAAAGCTATTGGAATTAAAATAACCGAAGACGTCGAAGTAGTCGAAGAAGTTGACAACTCTATAAAAGAAGGTCAAGACGAGTTACGCTCAACTGTAGGAGGTGCAACGCTTGTGTTAGAGGTTCAAAAATCAGTATCAGCAAAAACTACCACCCGTGAGAGCGCAATAGCCCTATTTATGACATTTATGGGACTTACAACAGACGAAGCAACAGCATTATTAGGAAACCCAGAAATACTCCCAACAGATGGCAGCACTAACAACACCGACACTAGCGCAAATTAAGGAATTTTATCCTTCGTCGACTTCGCTCGCAGAGGATAAAATAACAGAGGTTGCCAATTACGTTAAAAACCACGTTTTTTTAAAGATGTTTGGCTTTGAGGCGACTACTAAAATAATGGCCGGTACAATCGCTGACGGCGCAAGTGCAACTTTTATAGGCTTCCAAAAGTTTTATGCTTTGTGCGTAGCCTACCAACAAGAGAAAGACCCTTTAATGTCAACTAATTTCGGCAGTAAAATCATTTCACGTCCGAACGTAACCGATCCGACCAACAATCAAAAAAGTATTACCTTAATTGACATCGAGGGATCTATCTCGTATCATGCGAGAGAGGCTTTAAAGGTTATCGGCTCAACCGATTGCAAAGGCGTACCAACTTGGGGCGGTTACTTCTCTTATAAAGTAAGTAAGATATGATTAGTTTATATCAATTTGACAACGCAAACCTTGACGGAGACAAAGAAGCCGTTATAGTTCCCGCAGTACCCTCGCTAATAAATAGGTTAAGTGCTAATGAGGCGAACGGTATTAAGGACAAAATAAACGAGATTATAACCGTAGGGCAAAACAGTTTCACGAACATAGCTTATCTTGAATTGCGACTTAAGTTTAAAGGCGTAGTTGGAGGAGTGCCGAATGAGTTAGCAACCCTGCAAGTAGGTGATATTGTTCACGGCTTTGCAGACGCTTCGACAATTTGGACCAATGCAAGATACGAAGGTGGAGACGTCAACGACAGAGCCAATTACACGCCAATCTACGACCCTAAACCGGACCCGATTTTATTTACAGCCGTATCTACGGGCTTAGGACAGACTTTTATTTTACCTCTAGGCTTTAAGGTCGGGAGCGTATTAAAGTCCAAAGGGGAGTTATTTATAGGTACTGAGTGGGCACAAGTAGACGACATATTGACAATTATTATAAATGCAAACATCGGGAACTCAATTTATGTAAAACCCGCTTAATTTTAAAAACATGAAAAAAATACTTTTATACTTATTACTTTTGTGCTCCATAAGCACTTTTGCACAAGCCGAGTTTCCAGAAGGAATTCAACTTAGTGGTAACGCTTCTACAGCAAACTCAACGAAGTTATTAAATCAAAACCCGTCGACGGGAACTTTAGACCACATAAATGCTACAAGCTTACCGGTCTCAACAGCGACAGCGAACGCCTTAGATTTAAGAGCAGAAAACTCTTCGGGAGCAATTCAAGGTTTTGCAATTACAAACAACGGAAACGGTACTGTAAACATTGCTACGGGAACAGCTTATTTGAGAACTACAAACGACCCGTATTCTCCTTTAATAAAATATGTAATTCCAGCAGTTACAAATCTAGCTTTAACGGATAATGCAAACAATTTCGTTTTAGTAGATTATAATAGTGGTTCCCCCGCTTTAACTGTTACAATATCATCAGGAACAGTTAACACAACTACTAATTCGATTGCTTATGTTATTTCAAGAGTAGGAACTACTTTAGATTATATTTCTTTGGTAGGTCAAAATGTTGATTCAAATGCGAAGTTAAGACGTAGATTCTTAAATAGCGAGGGCTTGCGTAGAGCAAACGGGGCGGTTTTAACCGCTTCAAATAGAAACTTAATATTGACAGCAGGATTGTATTATTCGGGATTAATTGAAGTACCTACACCAGCATTTAACACATCTACGGGAAGTACATTTACTTATGCATACGAAAATACAGGCGTTTGGACAAGAACAACAGGTAACACGCAAATAAATAACACGCAATATAGTTTAAACGGTGTATTGACAGCTATACCTACAAATGATTATAGAGTTGATTATACTTATATTTTAGCGGATAATCCAAGCAAACTATATGTTTTATTAGGTACGACAACCTATGCGAATATATCGCTTGCTAGACTTGCACCCGTACCGACAAATTTACCAAGCGAATTGCAAGTATTAGGAACTAGAGTAGGAAGAAGTATAATTCAAAAGGACGCTACCACAACTGAAACAACAAGCGAGTTCGCAACAATTTATCAAGCAGGAACAGCAACCCTACACAACGATTTAGGCGGTTTAAATATGGGTGATTTCCAACATTTAACTGTTGCTGAGAAAGCTAATATGGCGACTAAAGATGAAGTTATTTTACAGGATGCTTCTCCACAAACAAAAATAGGTAGCTTAACTCTTGGTGAAAATTTAACTCACGCTAATGATAATTGGATGGCATTTGGTACATCCATCACATCGGGGGGTAAATATACTGCCCCAATGTCAAAACAATTGTCTTTAGTGCTAAATAACTTTGGAATTTCGGGGTCAAATACTGCCTCTTTAGTTGGTAATTTTACAAATATCCCTACACTTAATTCTGGAAACATAGATAACTATAGACTATTAACTATTGAACACGGTATAAATGACGCTTTAGGATTTAACCCTATTCCTACATTTAAAGAAAACATAACTAATTTTATTTTAGATGCTAAAGCTAAAGGATGGGCAAACAATAAGATTTTAGTTATTAATAGTAATTATTGTTCTAGAGTAGATTTAGACACGGAATTAGAGCCTTATGCAATTGCGTCTATCGAAGTGGCAATTGAGCAAGGAGTCCAATACGTAGACATTTACAATTATACTAAAAATAACGGAGGTGGGGATTTATTAATAGACGGAGTTCATTTATCAGATGAGGGCGGCAGAGTTTATGCAAGAGGTGTAATATCATTAATGTACGGAGGATTAGAAGTTTCAAACGGACTAAATGTAATTAATGGTATTCGAGGGAGTAGTATTTATTTAAGTGAAGATTCTGAAATAAACGGTATAGATGTAGGTAAAGGATTAGGAGATATGCCTACTAATACAGTTTTTGGAGAGGACGCTTTAATAAGCAATACAACTGGCTATGACAACACAGCGATTGGGTTTGAAGCATTAAAAAACAACACCACAGGAAGGGGGATTTTAGCTAACGGGTATCAGGCATTAAAGAACAATACGACAGGCGTTTTTCTTACAGCTAATGGTTACCAAGCATTAATGTCTAACAATACAGGCGTAAACAATACGGCTAATGGATTTGGATCGTTAAGCTCAAATACTACAGGAGGGGCAAACACAGCAAACGGCATGCTATCTATGAGTAGTAATGTTTCGGGAAATGAAAATACAGCAAATGGAATGTTTTCTATTCTCGCAAATATCAATGGGAATAGAAACACGTCTAATGGATACGCCTCTTTAAGCTCAAACATAGATGGTAACGACAATACTGGAAATGGTAATTACGCATTAGGCTCTAATATTTCAGGAGATGACAACACCGCACTAGGGAATAAAGCAGGTTTTCATTTTAACGCAAGTTCACCGTTAACAAACCCTTCTAATTCTATTTTTGTAGGTTCTCAAACAAGAGCTTTAGCAGATAATGGGGTAAATGAAATTGTGATTGGTTATAACGTTGTTGGACAAGGTTCTAATAGTACTTCTATAGGAAACCCTTCTACGGTAACGACTAAGATTTACGGAGATATAGTTTCGCCTTCACTAACAGGAAATCCAACAGCACCAACACCAACTTTAGGGGATAACGATACAAGTATTGCAACTACTGCTTTTGTACAGAGTACTACTAATTCTAATGCCGTTTTATTAACGGGAAATCAAACTGTTGTGGGTTTAAAATCATTCAATAATGGGTCTAGTATAGCGGGTTATTTTATAAATGACACTTCTAATACAGATGGAGCTTTAGCCGTTAGGTCATCATCTAGTGGGTTGGGGCAAAGCGTTTTAAATCAATCTAATGGTACAGGTGTTTTAGTACAAAATCAATCTAATGGCACAGGAATCAAAATAAAAGAATCTTCAACTGGAGTTGGTTTATTGATTGAATCTGATATATCAAGCACAACGAATACGCCTATTAAAGTCACTGATTACACTGGGTCTGAATTGTTTTCTATAAACAGACTTGGATTATTAAAAGTTGGAGTTTTCACAGTAGCGACCCTGCCAACTCCGACAGGTACAGCATACGCAACGGTAACAGATGCTTTAGCCCCTACCTATATGGCTACGGTTGTAGGTGGCGGGGCAGTAGTAACGCCAGTATTTTACAACGGCACAAACTGGGTTGCACATTAATAATTAACTTTAAATAAATAGATATGAAAACAAGTAATTTTTTAAGCCTTAATTGGTTAGATTTAGGTAAGGGAGCGATAGTGGCGGTATTAGTATTTTTATTGAATTATGCGCAAGAAAGTTATATTCCTTCTTTGACTATATCCCCAGAGATTAAACTTTTTATAATCACTGCTATCGGGTACTTGCTTAAAAACTTCTTTACGCCAAAAGCAAAAGAGGTTCAAGCTACCGACGAGGACAACGGACTTGTAGGAGGTCGCCCAGATGACAGAAAATAGGCTTTTATGGGTAGCTATTATTATTTCGGTAGCTACCTTTCAATTTTGGAGTTTATTGCCGGAAAACTCTTTTTATATTGGTTTAGCTCTATTCATTTTTATTTTATCAGCAGTAATTTTTAATAGAAATAAAGATTTATTCGTTTCTTTTTTATTACTTTGTCTATCAGTCAACAATTTACTAGACGAATTATTTTTTGATCCAAAAAGCAAAGGGCTAAACGAAGTTATAATTTCAATACTAATACCTATTATCTACTATGCCAGAAAGAATTATAAACAACGAATTATATGTTTTTTTAACGAAAATTATCTTTCCCGCATTTTTGGCAATAGGGGTAAAAATAGCAATCGAAATGAAAAAAAATAAAACAAAAGTATCATTTTTAAACATTTTTCTATCAATGGTTATTGGTGTAGGTGGGGCTTACTTTTCAAGCTCTTCAGTTCTAAAAAATTGTAGTCCGGAGAATGTGCCAATCGTTATCGCTTTAATCGCAATAACCTCTGAAAAGATAGGGGAGTTTATGATTTACAAGTTAAACGTTGATTTGTTTTTAACGGCTATATTTGAGGGCTTATTTGAGTATTTAAGTAATATATTTAAAATGAAAAAATAATGGTGGACTATGAAAAATTAAGTCAAGACTTTAAAATACCAGTACCCTCAATAAAAGCGATTCAGTTAGTAGAGAGTAACGGATCGGGTTTTGATGCTAATACTGGCAAGATTAAAATACAGTTTGAGCCCCATTGGTTTAAGCGGTTCACAAATATTTTAATTAATAATAAAGTTGACGTACAAAGTAAAGAGTGGCATGCATTTAATTTAGCTTATACTAAAAACCCAAACAAAGCAATGGAAAGCACCTCTTGGGGGTGTATGCAAGTTATGGGCTTTCATTGGAAACGTTTAGGTTTTGCCTCCGTTGGTCAAATGGTGGATTTTGCCAAAGAGTCTGAGACTAACCAAATGTGGTTAGGTTTACAGTTCATTAAAACAGATTTAAGGCTATATAAAGCACTTTTAGCTAAAGATTGGCAGAAAGTAGCTTATTATTATAACGGCGCGGGATACGCTATAAATAGGTACGATAAAAAGCTAGAGCAAGCAGAAATTAAATTCAGAATATTATGAAAACAGAAAAAGAGCAAATCGACCCTAACATTTTAATCGATGCCGGTGCTTCTCTTATATCGGATAAGCCGGCGAAGACCTTAGTCGGCAAAATTCTACGGTGGTTAAAAAAAATTAATTCGTTACGAAATGGGTTAAACGTAAAAATTAAATAAGTTTGGCACGCTAATTGCCTTTAATTATTAAATCTTAAAACCTATCAAAAATGAAAACTTCTATTTTAAAATACACGCTTATTTCAATTTTCTCAGCTATATTAGTTCTTACAATTATGTACGGAGATATGAGTTAGTCAAAAAATAAAATCACAAAAATATTAAATCCCTCCTTGAGAGGGCTTTTTTATGCCTAAAAAGCAACAAAAGCAAACAAAATAAACAAAGCTTTGTTTCTCCGTAAGCCCCTTTAAAATATAGGCTTAAACCCTCTTATAAACAAAGTAAACAATAATATTAATATAATATATAAGTATATAATTATTATAATACACGTACGCACGTGGGGCACTGTGGTATTTTACCCCGTTGGACTTTTAAACTACTGTTGTTTATTGTTTCTTTTGTTTACTTTTCAGCTAAGCCCCAATATAATAAGGCTTTCACGGAGAAACAAAGAAATAATATAAAATTTTATGTAAAATTATTTTTTATATTGATTAATCATTTGTAGATTTGTCAAAAATAATCAGATATGCAAACCATCGACCTACAAAAAATAATTGACGTAAAAGGTATTTTAATTAAAGACCTCGGTAAAGTTCTTTTCCCTAAAACGAAATACCCTTATTTGGCTATTCGTAGAATTATGAGAGGTGAAGCCTTTCTAAGCTCTGAACAAGTTGTGCGACTTTCGGAATTTACAAACATACCGGTTAACTTTCTTTTCAATTTTGGTAAGTGGGAATTATCACTTAGTAAAAAAACTATGAAAGCTTTATCCGGTGAAATAACCGCAGAGCTTAATACAGAGACCTGGGAAACTCAACTTTTCAAAAATGGTGAAAAGCACCTTGCGCCTTTCAAGTTTGCACACGGAGTGGCAATAAGCACATACCTGGAACACGTAACAAATTTAATCCTTAAAAATAAATAATTTAAAATCAATCTATCATGAAAATTAAAATTGAAGTAGACGGCTTAACCTTAGAGCACGCAACCGAGTTAACAAAATTCTTAGCTATTCTTAACGAAACTGAGAAGGCTAAAAAAGTAATTGATAAAGCAGAAACCTACCCTATGCTTGTTAGACGACCTTACACGACAGAAACAAGAATAGTAAACTCTATAGAAGAACACGACGCTTTTTGCAATGGTTCTTTTAACAAAGAAGACGCTCCGGTTATTGAAGAGAAGCCAAAGCAAACTCGCAAAAAAGCTGAGAAAGTAGAAACTTTAAGCCCAGAAGATTTTGTAAAAGAAAGCAACAAAGCTTTTAAAAACGCTATTGAGGAAGTGAAAACTTTAGCTGAAACTCAAGAAGATCGTATTGAAGCTATCGAGGTTGTAGAGCCGGAAACAGTTAGCGCACCAACTTTAGAGGATGTAAGAGCTTTAGTGAGGGATAAAATAGCGATTAGTAGAGACAATACGGCTTTGATAAAATCTAAATTGATCGAGTGTGGCTCACAGAACGTATCGACATTAGACGCTAAGCACTTCAAAACTATTTTTGATTTCCTTACAGAGTTGTAATGAACTCCGCAACTAAAAACATTCTTACCGCCTCGCTACGAGTTTACGAGGTGGACAAGGACAAAGAAGCAAATGTACTTTGGGTAGAACGTCAAAAGCAAAAACTATCAGATTCCGACTGGATAAACGTACGTAATAGCTCAGACGCTAACCACTACCAAGCTTATAATATTTTCCTAAGAATCAAAAAACCAAAAACGAAAATGAGTTATTCCGAGAATCAATTAGAGCAAGTACTTGGAGGATATACCTCTGACAAAACTGATAAAAAAGAAGTAAACCACAGCGAAAGAGCGCACGCCCTTTTAAGTGCTTCGGGCGCGAGCCGTTGGATTAATTGCACACCAAGTCCACGACTTGAGGAGGGTTTCGCAAACGAGAGCTCAAGCTTTGCAGAGGAAGGCACTTTGGCGCACGAAGTAGCAGAAATAAACTTAAGGGAAGCAATAGGAGAGTTTAGCATGGATGAGTTTTTAGTAAAGAGGGGGCTTTTTACAGCGTCTAATATTTTCAATTATGAAATGGAAGACTTTGTACAATTACATATCGATTACGTACTTGAGCAGTTCGCAGAGGCACAGCGAAAAACGCCCGACGCTATTTTGCTTATTGAGCAAAAAGTCGATATTACCCACTTAATCGAGGAGGGCTTCGGAACTTGTGACGTAATCATAATTGCAGACGGTACGCTCGAAGTAATTGACTTGAAATACGGATTAGGCGTTAGAGTAAATGCCGACGACAACTCACAATTAAAATTGTACGGAT